ACCCGTTGCGGCACCAGACAAAGTACCAGCAGCGCTTACCAAGGTATCGCCTGCCGCTCTAATGGCGTCAATAATTTCTGGGGGAATGCCGTCAGCCATATATAAACCCTCGTCTTATTAATTAGTGATCAAAGAAAAAAGTCAGGAACAGTTGTTCCTGACTTAAAAGGTTTGTGGCGCTGGAGGCTGATTGAAGGGCGTTAATGTTTGTGATCCACCACCCCCTTGGGACGCCGCTTCAGATGCTTCTCTTTCAGCCTCCATTTGACGTACAAGTCTGTCCACGAACCATTTTCTTAATCCGACCGGCAAGCTGTATGCTTCCGAAAATGACCAGCCTCCAATATATTGCAAGAAGAAAAACTGCTCATAAATCGACTCCATATACTCAGCGGTCAGGCCAAAAAAAGTCCGCCGTAAGCGGCACCTCCATGGCAGTGCCTTGACCGCATTCGGAACACTCAAAAAATTGAGTTAAATCAACATTTGGACAAGCGGCTTTGTACGCTGCCCTTAAGTGCCTCGAATCCAATGAAGGCATGTTTTCAATGACATATCGTTTTGTTTTTTCAGAAGTGTCATTGTTTGCAGCCACCAGAATCTGTGACAAGAGTCGTGTGACATTCTTCTCTTCTACTTTTCTTTTTCGATCATTCTCGATACCGTTGAGCATCGACTTTTCTTCCATCCCACTCAACAAACGAAAGGCCACTTTAAGCTGTGTGGCTGGGAGAGTGACGGTAAATGTACCATCATTGTTAGAAACCAGATCAAAGTCATCTGTCTCATTGCCCTCATAGACATCATACTCTTGAAGGTCAAAAGAATAATTTTGTGTAGCTTGACATGCCGGGCAAGAGACCTGAGTCTCATACTTGGGGCCATAGCCTGACACACGGGCAGCAATAATAATTGCGTTGCGATCTCCAACCAAAAGCGATGATGGGTTGATTTTCTTATCTACAATGATATTCTTAATCAACCTATCAAGGGCAAGACCCTTCTTCAAGAGAGCCCTGGAAGTTAGGATATCTTCCTCTTTCGCCGTCATATGGCGAATCTCGATGGTCTCTTCGTTATGAAGGGGGTGATCTTCGGGATAAAACTTACCCCTCGACGGAAGTTCCACAAAGTCAGTGGGAACTACAAATGAAAGGCCACTTACTCCATTCTCTTCCTGCGGTTCCGTCATTGCAGGGGGTGGAGTAGTAGAACCACGTTTTCTCGGGCCGCCTGTGCGCCCTCTATTTCTCGACAATATACACCTCTATTGTTATTTAGGATGCGCCACTGGGATCAAAGAAAGTACTTCCAGCAGCCACACACGAAGCCCAGTCATACTTGACAGTAAGGCTAATCTCAGAAAGGGCATCTTCGCCATAGCTAAGGTCTCCACCATCAATCTTGGAAATCCAAGCATTGTGGAGCTTCCACTCTTCTTGAGTATTGCCATCACCATCAACTTGCTTAATTAAAATCTGTCCTGTTGCATTAACGCCCTGACCCTTTGTGATGGAGTCCAAATCGCTAGCGTCACTAGGAATGGCATAGCCAGTGTTTCTAATCACGTCCAACAACTCTTTCATGGCGTCCACGCCGCCCGAACCACCAGCCGGATCAACCAATGTCATGGTACACTCATCCCAAGTCACGTTTCCAGGGAAGTAAAAAGTGTGATTTAAGTATTTGTGCTCAGCAGCACCAATAGTGAAAGAGGGCTTCTTTACTGTCTTTGCCCACCATACGACGCTGTTAGTGCCGAACCCGTCAATAGAAACTTGAAATCTAAATTTTCTTTTCGGGGTGCTGTCAGCAGATGTCCAAAATGCCATTAGTTGGTTTCTCCTTTATCCATATTTATATAGTTGCTTCTCTCAGTTTTAGTCATCGAAAGAAGCACCTGTGGAAGCAATCACAAAGTCGATTGCAATGTACTCGATAGCGCGAGCAGGCTTGACCATAATCTTCGCATACATGATGTTCTGATCAATAAGGTCAGGCGTAGTGGTTGTCTCATCGAGGATCAACCGGTATTCAACAATACCCAATCTCGTCTTCACATCGTTCAAGAAGGGCTCGATAAGACCCTTGAAGCGATCCCAAGTAGCACTCACGTTCTGGTCGAAGAGGACGCGGGTGGAAAGGATGGAAATCTGCTTCTTCAAGAAGATGACCAAGCGACGGACATTGATGCGGTCAAGTGCCGAACGACGTGTCTGAAGCGTCTTCTGGCCGAAGACCACAATGCCTGTGGATGGGAAGGATGCAATCGGGTTAATGTTCGCATCATAGAGCGTGTCACGCTGCTTAGCAGTGAGGCGAGTAAGAACGTTAGTCACTGGAATTCCAGCAGCACCTTCACTCAAGCCACCGCGATTGAAACCAGCCGGTGCGAACCAGAGTTCCGAAGCTCTTTCGGAGCTGGCCAACACACCCATCATAGCGACGGAGGGTGGCACCCAAAGAGTGCGCGCAGTATTCTCATCGCGAGTCTGAACCCAGGGATAGAAAGTAGCGCCATAACTGGAATCGATGAAGCGATCTCGCAAGCGATTCACAGCATTTTCAGGCGTCGAGCCTAGACGGCTTGTCTTGCTGGCATACCATTTCTCGTGAGGAGGAATGTAAACATCAGGCAAGTCAATAAGAGCCATCGCATCGCCACGCTCTTCACAGATATTAATGGCGTGACCAGTAAGATCCTTCTGAGTCAGCCCTGGCGTAGCCAAGAGATTCATATTAATGAATTCGGGATCGGCCACTGTATCCAGACCGCGCTTCCAAGTGTAGTAAGCGGCACTCTTATCTTCGTCCACATTACTAATGTTGGTCATTCCATTATTGTAAAGAGGATCGGGCTTTGTAATATCAAATCCGTCAAAACCTCCCCACAAAGGCGCCGTGAAGCGGTTGACCCCTGCATCTAACAACGACTTGTAAGATGCCGAAGTGTAAGAATCTTCACGGGTGCGAGAGCCGGAAGAATAATAGAAGGACGTACTGGTACCACTCTTTAGAACCACATCATCCAAAGAGAAAATATATGACCAGTTAGCCACGCCGGCAGTGCTATGCACACCTGCATCACCACCACCTGCATCATAACCAGAGAACAGAAGACGATGAAAATCACTAATAGAGGCATCAGAGGCACTAGAGCCAGAGGTGCGTGTGGTCATCATTCCATAATAAGCATCTTGATAGTTGCTTAAGCCTCCAGCCGAAGCTGAAGTACGGAGGCGCACATGAGGGAATTCAAGTGAACCAGTGCAAGAAGCTCGAAGAGCCGTGACCCCGCCACCAATTCCGCATCCGCCACTGAGGTATACCTGTCCTCCAACGGTTGTGGCACCGGCGGTAGTTCCACCCGCTCCGTGAGGAATGCCAGACGCGCCCGTCACATAGAAGCTAGAAAGAGCTATCTCTGGAGAATAATTTCGGAGTGGATCATCGACATCCACACCTATCGGTGCAATCTCACCAGGATAACTTGCAGTGGTGAAAGACCCGGTTCCCTGAAGATTCATAATATTCTGGAACTGAGGGGGTCCATAATAACCGAAGGGAAGCAGCGAAGCATCGCAGGCTGCTGCATCCACATCATCATTCATTTCTACATAAACGAATTTGGACTGATTATCGTAATCACCGTACTCCTTCAAAGAGCGCTCTGTATTATCCCACTGGGTAAACTTATCACCAATCTTGCGAGCAAGATAATTGGGAGAAGAGGGATCTAAATTGCAATTGTCATAACGCTCCATCACCAACACATTGGCATCGCTATCATTAAGAGCGCGAAGAACCACCGAGAAGGTACCATAGGCGTTAGTATTGGAATTGGAATAGCGAACATTTTCAATAGAAATTTTAACATTCTTCTGGAGCCATTCCCCGTGACCTCGGCCAATAAGGCGGAAGAGTTTTTGTGCCTTCGAGGGGACATAAGTATTTGCGGCATCAAGCGCCTGACCGATAAACCAACCAGAGCGAGCCTCACGACTTGCTTGTCCCAGCATATTCCACGGTCCAGTGGCTGTTCCCTTAGAGAGGGCGAACACAACACCAACAGCTTTGTTGGCCCCGATCAATTGACGATCTTGGAGGCGCTGTTCAAAGCTCTGCCCAAGCCAGTAAGACTTGTGAGATGCCGACGGATAAAAGTCGCGAGGCGTGGTAACATTGGTGGGGCTGGTGTTAAACTTGTTACGAATAAAGTTAGCACTCGTATCATCGAAGGTAAAGCTAATCTTCTCTTCGCCATTAACATTGCCGCTCACCACGATGTTCCACAGATTATCCCCATCTTGACCGAGGACAGTACCATTAGAGCCAGTAATGCCGACACCGGGGGCGGCGGCCTTCGACCCCGGCCAAGAACCGGAGCCACCATAAATGGTACCGCTTAAAAACAGATCTCCATTATCTACATAAAAAATCGCAGCCAGCGATCCAGTTCCAAGATCAGCAGCCACGGCGCTAGCCGAAGGAAAGAGAAACAACCCATAAGACCCGCCATTACTGGCAGGAGCCCGGTTAGGAGTGTTGGGAGTTTTCCAACCTGCCTGAGCTGGGGTAGTGCCATCCTGTGTGGGAGATTCTTGTCCCAAAAGACGAAGGAAGGTTAAAGGAGCTACATTGGAGCGCAAGAAAGCCTTAGCTGCATAAGTACCATACATGGGGGAGTTAGAAGTTCCTTCTCTCCATGCATCATTGCCGCTGGCACCACCAACCGTGTCGCCAAACATACGAACAAACTCGGAATAAGACTGCACCGTTACCGGCTGCATCGCGAGTCCGCGAGTGGCGCGACCAACAACCACAGGGCCGATTTGAACATCGGTGGACTTGGGGATAAACGAGTTATCAATCTCGTTGATAAACACGCCGGGGGATACAAATTTAAAATCTTTAACTGACATATTGAAGGGTTCCTTTGAGGGCTTCTGGTGCTGCTAGCTACCGCATAATCATTATTAAATAGTGCTGATGGGGTTCAAACGTCAGGAGAGTTCGATAAAAATGAAGGCTAAGGTCAGGAAGTACCAGGAGTCTTTACACCAAAGAAGTTTTCTTGTCCAGGCATCGCAACTGTCTCACGCGGATAGGTAACTTCTACTGCATTTTCGCGGATTTGAACAATAGGGCGATCATCGTTTTTGCCTTCTCCAATGAGATAGCCTAAAACGCGAATGCTAATGTCACTACTAAACATTCTTTCATCTTCGCCCAGATCTGCTACGTTGTTGTTGTGGGTAAAACCAGAATCAATAAAAGCCTCGTAACGATGACCATTGCGCTTAAGAATGAAAGAGTTGATTTGACCCGTTCTACCAATGAAAGGTGTCATCATCTCATTCATTTGCTGTTGAAATTGGCTCTTAATTGTAATCTTATATTCTGCATTAATATAGACCGGAATGGGGATCGAAAGTGTCCTCATTACAATCTTTTTATTTACTCTCGGAAAATGCCGCTGAAGCTTACCGCCTGTGTTCGTGCGGGTGCCAGATGCCACCGCAAAGTTGCGGGTCTTATCAGGAACTATCTGTCGTGCAATAATCACACGTCCCGATCTGCCATTTTTGGCATTAGAAAACAACTGAGCCTGGAAGCCTCCTTTCTGTTCTGGGTTTTTGGTGATGCCTGTACGCTCCACGCTAAGCAACGGAAGCTTTAAAGTCCCGCCATCATCGCGCAATTGCTTTTCATTTTTAATTTGATATGCTCTCTCAGGAACTTGCCACAATACCGGAACCTTGGACCACCCACCATTGGTAGTAGCACAAATTTCCAAAGCTTTTATCCAATCGGTAAGCGCCCTATCCAAATCTTCAATCGTAGAAGCGAGCATGCCTACCTCTCGCAGTGGCACATCGGATATTCCCGGCGGAATAAGAGCAAAATCAAAATTATCAGGTAGCATCAAACAATCCCTTTCTGGCTTTCTTACACAACGCTGAAACTTCAAAGAAATGATCTACTTGACCAAAGAGTTGTGTATCAATAGATAGGGTCACGATCTCATAATAAGTCTCGCCGTATAAAACAAAGTCACCTTCGCGCACTTCAAGGTCTTGATCCTCGTTTAGACGGCGTTTGTGAAAATGCACAGTAATCTGCCAGCTTTTATCAATACCAGCCCCAGCCATATATTTGGTAGAGGCATCTGTGAAGTCTACGAGGGCATAAACGCGCACAGGCGGCAAAAAAGTTTTTTCAATAGCCTCGCCATATAGGTCGTTAAAATCGGTGCGGGCAATATCAATAGGATAATAGAGAATTTGCTGCCCAATGACATGTTCAATCAGCTCATCGTTAACTTGTTTGACCAGATTTCGTTCTTTTTCTCCTAAAAAAAGCGGAGGAGGAGGATTCTCTGGTCTTTTCCATTCGTTGGACATATGTTATTAACCTACAAAAATGGGAAGGGGGGATTGTTTAAGAGTGTTGGCAGCGGCTTCACCCTTTTCTTGATCAATTTTCGCCAATTCGGCGTATTCCATCTCTTTCAAGAGTTCTCTGAGTTTATCCCGCAGGGTAGTTTGTTCTTCTTTGGCTTGGGAAAGAAGATCGGCAAAGTTTAAAGTCACGCTCTGGCCAGGAATAGGGATGGTCTGAAACTTACCTCGCACTTGGCCCAACATTTCTTTACATAACGCCAAAGCATATTTGCGAATCCATTGTTGGCCGATAGAGTTAATGTTCTCAAACGGGATATTACTAAATGGCAGCGTGTTCATGTTATTAACTCCTCGTACACCGGTACGATAGTCATCATCTTCATCCCACGCATTAGTATCTACATAAAATTTAAACCACACTCTGTTAAAGAGATTCTCTGTGTCCCACGTTGTTGGTCTCGGAAACAATCGTAAGCGATTATTAATCAATTCATAGGAGAAATTAGATATGCGCGTAGTAATCGCATCTTCATACATCATTGCTTGAAGTTTATTCTGCCAAACGGGCACAATTTCAAATGTTGAATCATCAGCATACTGTCCATAAGTGGAATAATTCCCAACCACACCTATGCCTCCATAATAGCCATAGAAGCGCCACATAGACGCAGGAGACTCATAGAAAACTTTTGTAATGATAATCCTCTTATCACCAACTTTTCCTGAGAAATCAACAGCGTTTCCATCATCATCCTCGCCAGACGAGGAGGCGTCTTCGACAATGGTTTGCAAATCATAATCTTGTTGATTGCTCGTAATATTAAAAGATGCAGAATATTCGCGAATGGTGCCACCGAGGCCAGCCGCTGCCACCGCTCCATCTCCTACCTGGCGGGAGTAAGAAAAGTTATAACGGGGAAAACGCAAGCTCGCACTCACTGGGCTGTCACCTTGAAGTTGGCCTAGGTGGTTAAATGTGCCCGTGGTGTCCCCTAAAGTATCCGAAAGGACGTTCTTCGCTTGGTGAAGATTGACAATGTATGAATATTCCAGCACAGCTTCTTCATAGGCAGAATAGACATTAGAAGTGGTAAGTTCAATATCCACGACATCGCCGCCAAGTTTTTTATAAACATAATCTACTTGAACCGCTGCACCACTTAAGAAATCATAGGAGCCTGTGTAAACACCAAAAGGAACGGCACTGGCTACATCGCCTGCGGTTCCTGTGGAAGGTAGAATAACGGCGCTTACTTGAGATTTTGGACTTAGGTTGACGGGCATTTACAGAGTTCTCCTGCTATAAATAGTTCTCCCAAAACAAAACCCCCAGCGTAATGCTGGGGGCTTGCCGAAAGACAAATTATTTATGCAGATGCTTCTGTTTTCGCTTTTGTCTTTCTACTCGTTCGCGCTCTAGAGGTCGTTGAGCGCCGCCGAGTCGGCTTCTTCTTTGGAGTGGAGGGTGTTGGCTGTACTTTTGGAGCAACCTCTGCCTTCTCTACTACGGGTTCGGGAACTGACTTAGGTTCTGGCACCGGAATGGGAGCAACAACCTCGCCAATCTTTGGAGTGGGCGCTTCACAAAGTTCCATCTCCTGTGTGGCCTCATTCACCGCCTTAAGACGCGGATGAGCACTGTGTTTGCTGGCAAACTTTCCTTGAGCGGAAAGAAGCCGTCTCTTTTTTCCCATAGGGAACTCCATAAAAGTACACTATAATTAGTGTGCTCAATCAAAAAACGCCCTTTTTTGAAGAATCAACTAAAGGATGTAATCCAGGTAACACGAGAGTGGGCAATTGTAGCCATCCACCTATCGGTTCCTGTGCAAACAAGTTCAAGAGTGTCACCTTGTTTGGCTGAATCTCCAAAGCCACGGTATTGATTGCTAGCATGCGAACTGGCGAAAGAAGAGTTGCCTGGCACCTGGAAGGTTCCGCGAATGGTATTACCCGACCCCGCATCAATCTGAATTTCTGTATCCGATGCGGAGTTTGCTTTCAACACAAACTTAAAAGTCAAACCCTTAGCCGGAGTAGGAAGAGTGACAGTGAAGTTGCTATCGGCTGTGCTTCCATTAAGCATAATAACCTTACCACTATCAGCAGTCGTTAAAGTGGTATTGCTGCTTAATTCCATAAATGACTCTTTTGTACCAGCTAATTGAGTTCCACCCATTGCCAATTCGCGTTTCAGGTTCTCAATCATTGCCTGAGTTCTGGCCAGTCCTTGTCGTCTACTTCCCATTATATGCCCCTCCATTTTATAAGCATGTGCTATAAATAGTATTCTTTTAAACAAAACCCCCCTCCGAAGAGGGGGGGAAATAAGATATACTTTAATTATTGTTGATTAGGCAGCGGCGACGGCAGCATTAGCAAACGCAGTGAGAACCCACCACGTTCCATTGGAATAAATTTGAAATCTATCGCCAATAGCACCAGCACTCAATGTCGCAGTTGTGAATGCATGATCGCGCTCCGCCGATCCGCCGGAGCCTGCATTAACACTGACCATAGTTAGGACGTCTGTGTCAACAGTAGCATCCTCAGAAATAACATAGTTGGCGGCAGCGCCGGCGA